GAAAGCCGGGTGGTGATGGACGCAAACAATATCGCGAGCATCAACAATCGCGCCAGCCTTCGCGGCACGAACGGTGAACTCTGCGTCGCTGTATTGGTTTCGGAATGCTGGGTTGAATAGTCCGTGGTGCTCATAATATTTTCGCGTGCAGATAACCATCGCCAGCAACTCGTCGGTTCGGTGGCCGTCGGAAATATGTAGCACTTTTTCCTTCGAAATGTCTAGGCGGCTTTCGATCATATCGTCCCACCCTGGTGGGCATTCAAAGTCATCAGAAAACTGCACAAGGATATCTCCGGTGCTGTGCTGGGCTGCCAGGTTCCAAGCGCCGACAGAAAAACCATCCGGTTCTTGGCAAACACCTGCGAATCGTTGCAGTAATGCTGCAGACTCGTCGTCTGAATCCACCGCAAAGATGTGCTCCACACGCTCGGGCTTGCTTGCGCGGGTTAGCCATAAGTTCATGTTTTGCGCGGCCTGCAGCGGCCTCCCACGCGTGGCATGAAGCAACGAGATGCGGGGACGCGGTGCTGCGTCGAGCACCTGCATCTCGAGTTTAAATGCTTCTTCCTTTTTACCTGCCATTCTAAGCGCCCACGCTCGGAGCTGCTTGGCCTTGCCGCCATAATATTCGGCCTTGTGCGTCCACTGGGTAAATGCCGGGACTGGTATTTTATCCATCTCATCGAGTAACGCCAGCGACTCGGCTGGCTTGCCTGCGTCCAGCAAGATCGAAGCCTCAAGCGCGACGGCTTCGCGGCGTTCAGGATCGAGCTTGCGGGCGGCTTGTGCAAAGCGGAGCGCGGAGTCCCCATCCGTCATGTTGCTCATATTCATGAGCGTTTCGTATTTGTGAACACCGTCGAGTCCCTTCATTGCTAATGCTTCGGCACCGTAGCGCAGCGAGAGATCGCGTTGATTGGTTATCATTTTTTCGTAGTGCAGATAGAATTTCCAGTGCGGCGCGAATTGATCTTGCCATTCCAGAATCCGTTGGTTGCGCTCGTTGCTTTTGCGTTGACCGAGTGGCGGCATGTGGTGGATTTCAACATCTCTGCGCATATGAATCTTGATCGTTTTTGTTGGGTGCACATTCTCGTGCACAGCTCGCCACCACCAGCCGGTGTGATAGCGAAAGAACCGCTCCCGGGGAGCGCGTTTGTTTTGCTCTGGGATAACGTAGTCGCTCAGGATCCAGTCGCACTCAGGTGGGCAGTCTCGCAGCGCCTTGAGCGTTGGCTCCACCATGTTGTCCTGGAGAACGTCGTCGCAGTCCGCCCACGTAACCCAACCGTTCTCGCCCGCCAGATCGTAGGCTTTCTCAAATGCCATATTTCTCGCAGCGGCGAAGTCGTCGAGATGCGGCCAATGCCGACAGAGTGGCGAGTTGAGATACTCGCCGGTGTAGCACCCGAGCCCTTTGGCAATGCTTTTCGTCTCGTCTGGTTGCAGTGATCCCACAGCGCGAATGATAACAATTTCATCGCATACTTTTTGCAGGGACTTAACGCATCGCTCGATACGTTCTTCTTCGTTGCCGCAAATCATGCCTGCGACAAGGCGGGGTTTTTGGTTCATGTTTGCTTGGGTGGTGATGTCAATAATTGCCATGCGAGCGCAGCCACTGATGGAACTTGGCCGTTGCCGATGCACCGCAGTCGGTCCACCCGACAGGCCACCCCATGAGCCACTCGACCCACGTTGGGTTCAGTTGCCCACCAATCTGATCGTTCAGATTGCGCGTCCGTTCTGGATTCTCCCATCGGCTCTGTTGTCCCGTGCGGAAGTCTGGCGCTTGCGGCGTGGCGAATGTTTGATGATCCGCAATGCTGACATCCGTCTTCTGGCTCGTAATAGAATGGATAGGTCCACTCCCCGCAGTCGATGCATTCCCATTCTCCGTGGTCGTGTCTGCATCCGTTAAAAATCTCAAGTCCGCAACTTGTGCATTCCCATCCTTCTTCCGTTCGTATTGCAGTCGTGTTTTGCAGCCGCTCTTTGCCGCCTGCGTCAGCATCCACTGCATCTTGCCGTCCGGCGTTCCAGCGGCATCCTCGTTGGCTGTTGGAGTTGGCCACGATCCAGATTCTGTCCCGCTTGTGTTCTTGGAATCTTGAACCGTCGGCGTCGGCCACATTCTCACTGCATCTACAAGCGTCGTTCCGCTGTGATGTTTTGAATTTGGGTTGTGTCGTGTCGCCGTTCTGTTGGCGGCGTTCTTGCTGTCCCCAACCGTGGCTGTCGGCCACAATCCAGATTCGTTCCCGCTTGTGAGGTGCTCCGGCGTGGTGAGCTCCCACAACTCCCCATCGCGCATCGAACCCCAGCGTGGAAAGGTCTCCAAGCACTCGGTCGAGTCCTCGAAGAGTAAGCATTGGTGAGTTCTCCACAAAGACGAAGCGGGGTCGAACTTCGCCAATGATGCGGGCCATGTGTCGCCACATCCCGCTGGCTTCTCCGTCGATGCCTGCGCCCTTTCCGGCACAACTAATATCTGTGCAGGGAAAGCCGCCAGAAACGACATCAACACGGCCTCGCCAAGCTCGTCCGTCAAAGGATTGCACATCATCCCAGATGGGAAACGGCTCCAGGCATCCGTCGTTTTGTCGCGCCACAAGAACGCTTGCGGCATAGGCGTCCCACTCAACGGCGCAAACGGTTCTCCATCCGAGGAGTTTGCCTCCGAGTATTCCTCCACCAGCGCCTGCGAAAAGAGCCAACTCATTCATTTATTTCTTTCTTGTTTGGGTTTCATATTTTAAGCCGCCACCAAATCACAAACGGGTTTCAATGTAAAACAAAAAACCCACCCTTTTTCAAGGGTGGGTTTTTGGTATGAACAACCAAAACAACCAATACCACAAACACCAACGCCAGCGCTTACAGACCAGTCGTGATGCGGATGATCGAGCTGCCGTCAACAACCTTCTCCGAAACGTGCTGACGCACGCGCAGAACGTTACTACGACGAGCTTCGTCGCGATAGGTCTCGGTCACGAAAGGAACTGGGGAGTCGGCACCCCAGAGGATCGAGCGGCCAAATCCGCCAGCGGCAAACTCGCCACCAGCCACGTAGCCGAGAGCGATGTAGCTGTCGCCCCAAATGAACGATCCGCTGTAGCTCTGACCTTTTTTCGCACTGTTTTTAGGAGCGCGACCGACGAGAACCTGATCGACTCCGACCGCCTGAGCGACCTCTTGCTCGGAGAGCAAACGAGTGCTGTTAGTGGCGACGACGCCGAACATTTGGTTTTGAACTTTGGTCGAGCGGCGAACGCGCTCAAACAGCGTAGCCGAGAGCACCAGCGTATTTGGAAGCACACCGTATTTGGCGAGCTCCAACTTGCCAGCGGCAACGTCGGCAGGAAGATCAAAGGTCGTGATATTCGCTTCGGAGTAGGCGGCAGTTGCGCCGGTTCCTGAGATAGCGGTGATGCCGTTGGCTGCGTAGGTGAGAGCAGCGACGCGAGCTTCGTGGCCAATTTGAATTTGGCTGAGAAGCATGTCGGCGACCGCGACTTCGACGTCCAGGAAACGAGCGAGATCACGCTGCGTTGCGTCGGGAAGAACTTCCTCAAGACCGTATTCGGTGGTGGCAAATGTGTCGGAGACAAACTTGCGGGACACGCGGGGATAGGCGCTACCTGCGGCGATCTTGGTGGCATCGTCGTTGAGAGCTTCGCTCTGACCGAGATTGATTTTGAGATACTCGCCCGAGCGAATATCGGCCACGTAGATCGGCATCACTTCTGCGCCGATGAAGAGGTTTTGCTTGTTGGAGCGGCCTTCGTAAACGGCCTGTGCGATGTCTCCGCGAATTGTAGTAGAGGATACCATAGTAGTGGGTGATTAGAGTTTGACCGCGTATTCGACGATGTCGCCGGTTGTGCCAGAGTTGATGGCGGTGCCGAGTGTCAGGCCGGATGTAACAAGCGTGCCAACGATCACTCCGCCGGTGGTGGCGAATACGTTGGATCCCGCTGTGACTGGGCCTGGGGATACGATCCCAAATTGAGTTGGACCGAAGAGCTTGACCGCACCGACCCCGGTGGCGGCGACGTCTTCTTGAGTCACACCGACGGCTTCGCCAGCGGTTACCAGAGCGGCTCCGGCATTGTCTCCGCTAATGCGGACGAGGGTGTTCGCAGAGATCGCCGAAGCGAACGAGAGACTGCGAAATGTGTTGTCGATTTGTGTAGCCATATAGTGGGATTTAGAAATTGAGCTGATTGGAATCGCGGAGTGCGATGTATTCGGCAGGGTGGTTATTCATTGCGAATTTGATGGCTGCCGTGCGGCTACCGAGTTCGCTGGTTTTCTTCTCGATCACTTTCTTGAGATCAAGTGCTTCGTCGGATTTAGCGACGGCAGCGGCGGAACCTTTCATGGGAGCGGCTCCGAAGGTTTTAATCACCGTGTCAAGCTTGGAGTTGAGAGCGGAGAACTGAGCAGCCATTGCGCTCTCTTCGTCCTTTTTCTCTTCAGCCATCTCTTCTTTAGGCATCTCCTCCATTTTGCTCTTGTAATCGCCGAAGGCGTTTTCAAGGGCGACCAAGCGAGAAACGATATCAGCGATGCTGATCTCGTCTTCTCCGTTTTCGAGTTCCGGTTTGGGTGCGTCTTCCATTTGCTTGGAAAATTTGTCAACTCGCGAAGCCCGTGCTTGGAACGAAAACAACCCTGTAGCGTTAGCTGCCGGGGTCTGCACGATCGCTGCGGCAAACAACTCTTCGCAACTCGCGAACCGCTTGCCGTCTATCTCGCGGAGCGGCCCAGCAAACTCAATCGAAACGCCGAACGCGTCGGGGAGCTTCTCAGAAATCTCGTAGACATACTCGCGGTGCGGGGATGATTTGAGCAGATTGATGTCGGCAAGAAGTTTCTCGCCGACGATGCGAAAATTGTCTGCGTAGCCCACGATGCCTTCGATGTCGGCACCGTGGTTAAGATTGACCTTGACTCCGCCTTTATACTCCTCTGCGCAAGCCTTGACTTCGCGCAGGGTCTGCATGTCCACATACATGTCGTGCCCACGCGCTTCGCCCACGCTGATGATTGAGACGCCTTCGATGATATCCATGCCGTGGCGCGGATGTCAAAATAGGGAAGGTCTCCCGCCGCTAGTTGCCTCCCCCTTTTTCTAATTAGTTCGACAACCGGCGATCTCGACACATGCCGAGCGGAATCCCACGGGAGAGCGCAAGTGTCGCTAGAGCTGGAACCGACGTCAAGAAAATGTTTCGGAATCTAAGATGAACCGCTCTAGTGCTGCCTGTGCGAGCGCACGAATCTCGGCTTCATTTTCTTCGATGCAGCCTACGAGTTCGAATGCGGTTGAGATTTGCGGCTTGATTCGGGATGCGGAGAGATTCTGCGTGCATCCGATTATATCGGTGGTCGCGCCGATATGTTGCGACGGTGCCTGCAGGCCGATGCACGCCTGCGTGCCTGGGCTGGTTATGCAAGCGGAGATGCGAATCTCGACCGACGAGCCGACGATCCTAGCAACAACTCCGTTGACGCGGACGATGACTGGCGATTTTTCGTATCTTCCGAACCTGCCAAAGTTGCCGCTTTGGTCGGGAGTGATTACTGGCGGCGGGGGCGGTGGACCGCCCGGTGTTTGCAGCAACCCCTGCGTGCCGATCGACAGCGGCGTTGGGCTTGGGAGCAAGCCCTGCGTTGCTATGAGCAGGCTTGTTAGAATTGTCATCAGTCGCGGCTCACTGTTGTCGTCGTTGTCCCGTCACCACTGATCGTTTGCGCGATGGCGCCGGCAGTGCGGCTTGTTGGCGTGACAGTGAGAGTCTCGCCGTCTTTGAGTCCGTGGATCAAATACATCTCGTCGATCTCTGAACCGAGAGTCCCTGCGGGATGGTTGTTACGGGTGATGAGCGGATCGCGAACTGTGGTGAGTTGATATTCGTCGCCTGCGGTTGGGATATTGCACCAAGGCGTGTCAACGGTTGCCGTGTTCGTGCCGGTGTCGTAGATCAAAATAAACCGCACCTGTTTGTCGCCTGTATCCTGATCGGTTACAACGATCGTCTGCCCCACGCACAGCGTGCCAACCGGCTCGAGAGTAACGGTGCTCGCCGCTGCGGCAACAACCTGCCCATCGGTAATGATGCGCTCGTCGTCAAGAATGCGCAGCCTGCGGCCTGCCGAGCTTACGACGTTGTGAGTTGCGCCGTTGAGAACTTCATCCCAGACGGCATCTGCGATGCCTGCGGTGGTGGCGGTGCTTCGGCTTGAGATTGTGGCGTCGATGTTTGTTTTTAGGAGCGTGCCGATAGTGCTGCTTGTTGTGATCGCGGTGAGTAAATGATCCCATACGCTCGCGGGCGTGAGCGCAGCAGTTCCGGTGGTGTTGTCCACGGGGACTCCGAAACCAACAGAGGCGGCGGCTGGGACTTTGCAGCTTCCGGTGAGTGTGCCCGAAGCGTAGCTCACGCCGTCGCGGACATCGGTGGCGGCGGGCATTTGGCCTTGCGTGGCGTCCACTAAAGTTTTTGCCGCGCCTGCATCGACATAGTTGAAAACGGCGACATTGGAGCTGAGTTTCTTGAGCCGGATTCCTGTGCCGCTGGTGGGGGACATGCCGTAGTCGCCGTATTCGAGTTCTTCGATTTGAATGACGCCGAGGCCGGAGTTTGCCGCGCCGACGGTTGCCGCGAGCGGAGCAGCAGAATTTCCCGGCCCATAAGTATTCCCCTTTGCTCGCGTTAAATTAATATTGCCAGCCAATGAATTAATGGCTCCTGCAGATACTTCACCGCCAATCGCTATTCCTGTAATTGTGATTAAGCCAGTCGAAGCATTTCTGACGGCTTCGGCGGTTGAAACCGTTGTTCCTCCTGTGCAATTTCCTGTTATGTTAATTATTCCGGTGCTTGCATTCCTTATTGCATTTGAATTTGTCCCGCTTCCGCCAAAGGAATTGCCGGTTATATTTAATATGCCGGTCGAATTATTTGCTGCGGCAAACCCGCCTGCTCCAGCCGTTAAATTCCCCGTTATGTTTAGAGTGCCGGTGGATGTATGAGCCACGGCAATTGAAGATGCCACTGTTCCGCCCGTGCAATTTCCAACGATAGACGCGGTGGCTGGCGAAGCCGCCGTAAACTGCAGGCAGTTGCGCGTTGTCGTGGTGGACTTGCTTGTGACATTGGCGGTGAGCGTGACGCCGCTCGCCAGCGTGAAAATGCCCGTGCCTGCGTTACTCACTTCATCGCAGGTGGTATTGACATCAATCGTTACCGTGTGGCCTGTGCTGGCGCGGGCTTCGTCTCCAACCGTAGGGACAACGCCGCCTGTCCATGTCGCGCCTGCCGAGAAATTGCCCGTAGCGGCACTGGTGATGAGGGCCATGGCTTAAAGTCCTTTCGAGATCAAAAGAGTTTGGAGTGCGGTCTGGATCGCGGCGACGGCGGCTTGCTCGGCGGGGTCAGCGACTTCGGAGAGGTGGCCGCGAAGCAGGCCGATGGCGGCGGAGTCGGCGGTTTCGACCGAGGCGGAGGCTTCGTCGGTGGCCGGGACGAGGCGCGTGGGGACGAGGCGCATGGCGATGGATGCGTCTTGCGATCCGTCGGCTTTGTAGCTGCCCGTGATGGCGAGGTTGAGCGAGAAGCGGTCGTAGGTTTTGCCGTCGATGGTGATGGGATTTGTGGCGTTCATAATTTTTAAGCGAATAAAATCAGAGCAGAATTCTCGTTAGGTTGTGGAAAGCGAATCTCAAACGCACCGTCGAAGACAGGTCTGTCGTTGCCGAAGTTCAAAGTGCAGAGCACCGAGTTGTTTTTGCTCGCGTTGTAAACAATCGCGCCGTGTGCCGTGAATGTCGCTCGATCGATCTTTGCATCGTTAAACGTGATCGCCGCGTTCTTACCGACCATCTCAGCCCTGAACCCGGTTAGCGTGATGCCGCCGCGAGTGTAGCCTTGTCCGCTCACTTCGCCCTCGTCGGTGTAGTGCGCAGTGGCCGGGCCAATGTTCGCTCGCTTCGTGTAGAGGGCGAGCTTGTAGGTGTCCGTCGGTTGATGCATGCCAATCAAAAATTGGCGCTTTGCTTCGAGTGCGATGCCTTGCGCGATCATTTAGTTATTCCCTTCCATTGAGTGTTGCAGACGGCGAGCCGCTGGTCGATGTCGTTGTATTCGCTCTCCATCGTTGGATGCACCATGCACCGCTCTATAAAATCTTCTTCTTCTTCGCGCCGCTCTGGCGACGGCATAACGAGATCCGTTTGATGCCCGATGCCCTGAAAGTGGCCGTGCGCGTCTCGTATGGCGATGGCCAAGTGCTTGCGCTCCGGTCGAGTCGCCAACTTCATTCCTTTGGCTTTATCTGCCGCCCAAACCTGCCCAGCGTCTCCGCCCCACAGCGCCCAAGCAATACGCCCGGCGGATGGGAACCCGTCTTCGCCGGGTTCAAACCCTTCGCCCTTTTTATCGACTTCGTGCCGCGCAAAAAACGAGTTCATTCGCTTGACGGTATCTTCCGACAGGTTCTTGCCGTTGGAGATGTCGCGAGCACGAGCAACCCCGATATTCGTTCCGCCGCGACCGTATTTTGCTCTCCACTCCAGACCCTTCTTCGCTTCGGCAATCATACCTTGCGTCGGTTTATAAGACTCTTCGAACGACGCCTGCGCTAGTGCTGGTGCGGGTGTAACCTGTTCCTTACTGGGCTGTGCGTCGATGATCTCTTGTGCCGCTGCCTCGTCCATTCCGAAAACCGTCTTGAGGATGATGGCGACCTGCTCTGGCGAGAGTTCGCCGCGTCCCATACTTGCGAGGATCGCTGCCAGCGCATCCGTGCCGCCGATACCGATCGACTCGATGAGCGGAGCTTCGATCTTCTTGCCTTCTTCTACAACACTGTCGCGAAGCAATCCTGATGCGGAGTCGGAGATTCTGCCTGGCTCAATCTGTAGCTCGATGCCGAGGTCGCGAATCATCGCGGATTCCTTCGCCCGAGCGCGGAATGCTTCCTCGTAATCTTCGCCCATGTCAGAATAAATCTGCCCAGCGGTTTTCAGCCCAGCCTTCCAGAGCGCGATGTCGGCGCTGGCTTCACGGCCGTAGTCAATCGACACCTTCGCGGGCCAGCACCAACGCCCGTCAAGTAAATACTCGCTTTCGGGAAGCAGGCCGCGACTCTGCGCATCGAGTAAGATAATATTTTTTATTCTATCAAGAAATTGAGACTCCAGCAACCTGCGCCACCGCGAGAACGTGCGCTCCGCCATCGCAGCTTCCATCCGCGCCATCGGGCCACTCTTGTCTGCGTCAAAAGCAAACCCGTAAGGCAAGCCCACGCTCATACAAATGTGAGACTGCACCAGCCGCACGAACTCTCCGAACGCTCCGCCGGGACGATCCGATTTGAACATCTCGATTTTCTCGCCAGGAGACAGGTAGTTCATCGTGCCGGGATCGACGTTCTCCAGTTTCGCACGCTGGCCGAGATCGTTCGCCCCGCTCGACGAGAAGTAATCGCTGGCATCAGCGCCACCATTCTCGGAGACGATCACGCCGGTCTGGTAGCTCGCAAACTTGATCGCAGAGATTTCGGCCTTGAGTGCTTCTTGCAAATCGCGCGTTGCATTCAACGCCGTCGCGAATGCCGAGCGACCACGGTATTCGTCGAGCCGCGTTGCGTCGAACAGGTGGATGAATTCACTTGCAGGGATATCGGTCGGTTCGATGTATTGGTTCGAAATGTTCCGAACGAAGACCTGATAACTCACCGGCCTGCCATACTCGTCTAAGTTGATCCCGCCGATGTAAACGTCCGAGTCGATCGTTCGGTTGTAGGGCGAGCCGATGCGGTCCGCTTCGACCGATTGCAAGCGCAAATCTTCACCGTCGCGGACGATGGCGAACCCGCAATCGCCATCGCGCAGCATTGCCATAACGGCGAGCTGGAGAAGCGTGACGAAATCGTGCCGACGTAAAAAATCGCAGTCCCTGCACCACTCGCGCCAATACCGTTCGACCTGCTCGTCGCTATCGCGGTCACCTGTGCGCGCTTGGTAGGCAAGCCGTCCGGAGACGTAGGTGGAAAATTTGAGAAGCAAGGAACGAACCGGCGGGAAATTGTCGGCGAGATCACGCGCGGCACGGATGAGTTTGTATCGCTCCGCAGTGCCTGCGGTGTCTTCGGCTCCGGAGATGTTGCGCGAAATGCCGCGCTTTGTTGAATCGAGCGCTGAGTCGAACCGCCCGAAGTTTCGCAACTTCGCTTGCGAAACCATCCGAGACATCGCTGCCTGCGGTGAGAACACTGCAAGCGTCTTGGTAATGAGGTCTTGTGTCATGTTTTTTTAGGGAAGCTGGGTTGGGAACGCCGTCACCGTGCGCCTAACTCTCGCACCGGTGGCGCTCTCGATTGCCGCCTGGAGTTCTTTTATCATCTGCGCGACTTCGCTCAAGTTGGCACGCGTGAAGCTGCGGCCCGCGATGCTGTAGCTCGATCCCGCCACAGCGATCGCTTCGAGACAGGCGATATATTTTGCTTGCAATCCCTGCAGGGTGGCGAGCGGAAGGCCGAAGAAGGTTTTTGAAAGTGCCATTGTTTGGGTGGTTGTGTCAAAAGAACGCACTAGCTCTCCGAGCCGATAGGCAAGACGCCCGCCAACATTGCCGACGCCAAGGCGATGCATTCGCAGTCGAAAAGATGGTTTGGCCTGCCGCCGATACGCACCCACCGAGTCTCTACCTGTTTGGTTTTTGAGTTCGCAATGTCTTTCTTCATCTCGGCCACCATCTGCGCTCGGTAGTCGTTACTCGCATCCCGTGGCGTCTCCCATTTCGGCACGGCATCCGGTTGCCGCATCGCAGCCAACTTGTCTTTTATCTTTTCGTTGCTGTGGAAAAAATAAAACGCCCGCAGATTATCGCTCCCGGCTACCGCTGTTTCTATTTTCGAGACAAACTTTTTAACCCTGCGCCCGTTCGACTCCGTATGCGAAAACCCATCTTGCCCCGAGCCGTGCGATGCCGTCCAGCCATTGCGCGCGCAGCGTTCGTAGACAAGCGGCGTGTCGTAGCCCGCGTCAATAACAACCGCCCGGTTCGGGATGTTGTATTGCAGCGCAAGGGACTCGATGGTTTCCCAAGTCAAAATTTTTCCCTCCGCCAGCAGCATCGAACTTCCGTCCATTCGGAAGGCACGGATAACATACCAGAAGTGGTCGCGCTGTTTATCAACGCACAAAAAGCGCCGGTGCTCACCGTCGATCTTCTGGCCGTCGATAAATTCGCTCTTTGAATAGTCGCCCGCCGTTATCTCCGGCAAGTCGGAGATGATCTCCTCTTGCCAAGTCTGTGCCTTGCGTTTTTGGATAAATTGTTTCAGCGGCTCCAAGTTGCCGTTGCTCTTCGCTTCGTTCGCTTCGATCCACTCTTTAACAATCGAGAACCACGGGATCCACCACACCGCGTAGGCGGGGACTTCAAATGAGCGATGGCCCCGCACGGGGTTCGGGTTGAGCGAGCGAAAGGTTGCAGTGTTTGAAAGGTTGCGACGAGTCGCGGCGGTGTCGCGATATTGCGCCTGACAGTGCTCGCACTCCATAAATACAGAGTCCTGCACCTGATCCCAGAGCATTTCGCCTGCGGCGTTCTTAGGTTGCTCGAATTTGATCGCGTCAAAAGTGTATCGCTGCCAGGTGCTGCACTGCGGGCACGTCCAGCCCCAAACTTCTCGCGTCCCGCTGTCCCACTCGTGCTCCATCTCGTCCGTGCTGCTGCCGCCCTGCGAGCACAAAAACGTCTTGCGGTTCCATCTGTCGTGATGCCGGGCTTTGAGTTCTTTGATCATCCCATCTTTCCACCGCCACACTTCATCGCCGATGCAATAGCGCATCGATTTTTCTTGCAGGTTTGTCATGTTCGCGCCGCCTGCGAAGAGAACCATGTGTGGAAAGAATATCGTTGTCTTTCTAAGCGCGTGTCGATCTTCCGGGAACAACGCTCGAACCGGCTCGCAGTCTCGAAAGATCGGGAGTAGGCGCGATTCTGTCCAGTCTTTAACCATATCATCGGTTTGGCCTACGAAGAGCGTTGGCCCAGGCTTTTGCGCAACAATAAAACACGCGAGCGTCTCCATCATCGTGGTTTTTCCAGCTCCGGTGCTGGCCCGCAAAAACACCTGCGTCGCTTCGTCGTCCGTTACCGCAAGCAATACATCATTCATCCACGGCGCCACGGTGCGGTCGAAGCGCGACGCCCGATCTGAGTTCGGAAATTTGACGTGTGCTTCAGCCCAGTCGAGAACCGTCCCGTCGTAGGCGAGTTTGATGCCTTCGCGAATACCTGTGGCAAGTGAGCTGCTCATGTCATGCCAAATATTTTCTCCGTCTCTGGTGTATCACTCATCTGCACTCCTTTAGCATCTTCTCAATTGCCGCCTTCAACATAGGCCATTCATGTGGATCGATCTTGATCACGCCCGGCTCGGCATCATCCAGCGATTGCGTAACTTTTAAGAACTCGCCTGCAGCTTCGTCAACGATCTCGATCTCGGTGGTGCCTTC